ATAGATCCTGGTTCGATTTGTAAATTATCAAAAGGCACCACACCTGAACCAATTGCTTCACCCATGTATTCCCAACGATATTTCAAAGGTTTATTCTTTTTGACATTTTCTGCTTCTTCAATAAACTTTTTAGAAAGGTGTGGGTTGCCAAGATAAGTCGTGTGATCAACATAGGTGTTAGCATCAATAAAGCTTGATTCGTATTTTTTGTTGACCCAGGACTGTCTTCTTTTAGGTGGGTTATAAGAATAATAAAAGCTATAATCAAACGGATATACTTTGTTACACATAGAATGATTTGCTATCTTACCCTCTAATTCTTCACGTAATACAGAATTCTCGATTGTTGTAACTTCATCTTCGCTCTTAAATTCTGCTAATTCTTCAATCCACATAATAGCCAAAGGAAAATCTGCATCTTTGATTGATTTAATTTTGTCCGAATCATCTGCACCTGCGAAATATATCTTATTCCCTCTTGGTTTGTAGGTGATTTCAAGCTTTGAATCTACAAAACGAAAGAGATGCCGAACACCCATGGCATTCGCAGCACCTTTAAAGTTTGCATATACAGATTTTAGAATGGTATTTTGTACTTTCCGGACTCCCAAAGCTGAAACAGGATATTCCATAATGTCTAACATAATCCGCATAGGGATAATAAATGATTTGCCAGAACCACGCCCGCCTTTTAAGACATAGCGCAGATGTTTCTTCTTCTTGGAAGCTATCCAAAACGGTTTGAATTGATCCAGTACAATTTCAGATAATACAATTCTACTCATCTATATCATCTACAATCGTCACGACCTCATTTGCAGTTATATCCTGCTTGTCAGTCCACATAGCATATCGCTTACCAAGCAACTCCAAAGCTTTGTTTTTATCACTCGTCTTTGGCGGAATAGGTATCAACTCAACTCTTTCGTTGTATACAAGTTGTTTCTTGCCGTCTTCACTATTAGGATTGACTACGAACTCGCCTTTTTTCGTTACAACTTCCTTTACCTCAGGGATCTCACCCTTTGCTATTTCAGACAGCATGACAAGTATTTCTGTTTGAGTTAGAATCTTGTCATTTTGAATTTCTTGGATCCGCTGGTCTATATATTCTTTAATGCCGACATTTGCCAACAATTTGTAACTTTGTCCCCTTGCATAACTTTCACTGTACCCTGCTTTAATAGCCGACTGTTCTGCGTTACCTGTGATGATGTACTCATCAGCAAAGGCTCTTTGTTTAGGGTTTAAACTCATTTTCCATCATCACCTTTCTATAAATATCTGTACAGCCTCTCCACAATATGCGGATCACTCTTCCAGCCATGCCCGATGTATATCAGCCTATGCCGATCGATATACTCGTCACTAAACTGCTCATAACATTCAAGCAACGTGTGCTTTGGTTTCAACTCCGCTTGTCGGATGTTCTTATGCCTTAGTATTCCCACTGATAGTTGGATGTAATAGTAATGCATATTAGTCACCCCAACTCATAGATTACTTTCAGCTTGTCTGCTGAATACTCAAACGCCTGTGTACTCTTGTAGTTCATCGTATACCCATTCTCTGACTCGTACTGATCGTTAGGCTTAATTGTTCCTAACTGCCGATGAATAACTCCTTTAAGGTTTTGAGCTTCCATTGAGTGATAATGCCCTTGGTGAATCTCAAGCCACGTACTTTTGCTCCATACGTCTCGAAACTCGGTAGCGAATAGCATAGGATAATCGCCTTTTTTCCCAAAGTGTCCATGAGTGAGCATAATGCCTACATTGTCTAGCTGATATGCGATCCTTGGTAGGTTGTGTTTGTTTACCGTTACATGTGGATAGAGTGTTTCTAAGTACATTAGGAATAAATACTCAAAGTCACTGTGATTACCACTGGCAAATTCAATCCGCACCTCTGAGCTTTTTCTTAATGATTCATCGATCAGCGTAATGAAGAATGTTTTAGCCAACTCAATTGCTTCGACCATATCCACATCTTCAAGTTGGGTACCTTTGATCGTTTGGCTTGCCTTCATAGCGTTTGAGTGAAAGATGTCCCCCAACACTTCTATAACGATTGTCTTATAGCCTTTATTTATGATTGCTAATACATCGGATAGATAGGTTTCAAACTTCCGTTCCGACAAAATAGGGAAATGCAAATCAGCCAACGGTATGACTAGATTGCGCTTCCCTTTGATAATTGGTTGAATTGTAATCGGCCTAGTACTTTGCAGCAGTTTAGTAGCCAACGCTTGAATGCTCACTGCTGCCCTCGGCTTAACAACTATCTTTGATTGATAAAGCTGTATAAGTCCATCTACTTGGTTGTTCTGTTCCCAGATGTTGTTAGTCGCTTGGACCAGTTCCCAGTTATCGGGATCGTATCCGTGCGCTTGTAATACATAATCAGGATTCTTTGACTGCTCTTCAGTCATACGCAACTTGATAAGATTTGTCTGAGTACCATCTGATTTGATTTCTGTAGATACTACATTCTTCTTAGTCTTATCGGTTTGCTTAACACGCATATTCTTTTCGCTCGGTGGCAAACCCAACCTGGCACGTTTACTTCTAACGCTTGGCCATGAGAACTCTTCGCCGAACTCCTCTGACAGCATTGGCGCTATCTCTATATTTGTTAGTCCTTCATTTGCCAATTCCGACAATCGTTTGACCTGCTGTTCCGTCCATTTAGTAATGTCTGCCACCTCGCTTTTCTGCAAAATAAAAAGCCACTCGCAATGAGTGACTAATAAAACTCTCATATCAGATACACGTCTGCCACAAGGGAATGAGAGTATTGACTTAAATTTAAAGCAACCTACACGCTCGCAATCTCGAGCCACCATATCCCACTATGCCTCATCCTCGGTTGCTTCTTTGGTCGTTCGCATCAAGGTAGCGAAACACCGAACAACGGATCAGAATATCACCCCTGACCTAGGCTTACTCGTTTAACTGTGAATCCCTTCCTTCATCACAGACCGCTTACAAAGCCTGCGTAAGGCAACTTGCCGTGTTCCTAGCAAGTCCAACTTAATGTTAATCGGTGAGGACGGTGTCGAACCGTCAGCCTCTATGAGCCGTCACCTTTCGACCACACCAACTGAAGATGCCTCTTCCGTACGTTCTTATCTTGTGTCGTGAGGGAGCGACCCTCCGCATGCGTTTTAGGCTACTTGCACTTACCCCTTGCAATCAGGAGGCTTTTGCCTATGTCACTGGCAAGGATCTGCACCTTGCATGACTGAATCTAAAAACGTTTGGGATAACCCCGAACGTATCAGCCTTATTTTTAAGCGTCTACCTATTCCGCCACAGTGACTATCGCCCACAGAATAATTTTTACGTATCAAAAGGAGGTTGAATGCCGTTGTGCTTTTGGACGATATCTTACTAATACCATTATAATTCATTATTTCAATGGTTGCTGTTGCTTAATTGTTGCTTTTAGCCTTGATAACATAGTCTTTTTTGAATTGAACTTTTTTCAAAATGGCTGAATGATGTTTTCGGATATACTGGTACGTGTAACCAAGTTCATCTGCAATTTCTTGTAGGGTCAGCCCTTCAACATATTTCATACGCAATATGTGTTGCTCAATTCCTTTGAAAGAGTAAATAACCTTTCTCAGATCAAAGCGGTAATTCATTTGCACTGCCAGCTCATACTCCAAATTATCTATAATATCCTCTAATTTACTAGCCTTCGATTCTTTTACCAAAGAATATCTTCCCAAGTCATTGGGGTTCTTCCATCTATCAAGTTCTTCTTTGTATGTTTCAAGTTCCCAATCAAGCAAAGCAATTTTTTGTTCCCACTCTTGATATTTACTAAGCCATTCGTA